CATGGAACAAAGAATATGTTGGTCCTGAATGGGACAAAGAAAAATATGAAGTATGGCAGAACCGTAAACAAAATGGTTTTAGATTATTTGGTAAATATTATGAGGCTTTGTGGGATTAATGAAAAAGAACCTACAAGATTATGTTAAAATATATCACAACCATATTAGTGATGAGGTTTGTGATAAGACTACAGCAGAATTAGCTAATGCTGAATGGCATGAACACACCTTTGATGATTATGATGCTGGTCATAAGATTAAACTAAGTGGTAATAATGAATTATCTACATCCTATGAGAATGTTACCACAAAAGATATTCTAATGAAAAGTGTTTGGAGTGGTTTGCACAAATATATTTTAGAAGATTTACAGTTTAGTTGGTTCAATGGTTGGAATGGTTTTACAGGAATTAGATTCAATGAATATCAGCAAGATAAACAAATGGCAGAACATTGTGACCATATTGTTATCAATGAAGCAGGAACAAGAAAAGGTATTCCTGTTTTATCAATATTGGGTGTATTGAATGATGATTATGAAGGCGGTGAGTTTGTTATGTTTACCAATGAGGTTATTCCACTTAAAAAAGGTGACCTGATGATATTTCCTTCAATATTTTTATACCCACATTATGTCAAGCCTGTAACCAAAGGCGTTAGGAACACTTTTGTATCTTGGGCGTGGTAAAAAAACCTTATAAATAACATATCAGCACTACACACAACTCGCTGATACAACACACACAGGAGAATTACAATGTCTATGACACCTTACGAGATACGGCTAGAACTCTTAAAAATGGCCAAAGATATGCTTACCGATGACTATTATGGTCAACGTGAAATCATTTCAAATAGTTGGCAAACCGAAATCGAGTCAGCTCGATTAAAAGGCGAAACACCACCTTCACATCCAGGTTTTCCACAATTCCCAAACGAAGTAGAAATTATAAAGAAAGCGGAAGCTCTCAATGGTTTTGTATCTCAAACTCCAGCACCCGCTGAAGTGAAAACCAAGAAAGTATCTTAGTTGGGACGGGGAGGTAAAACTCTTCGGCAAAAAACACAGGAGAAAAAATTGCGAAGTAGACCAATACTTTTAAGTATTCTAATATCAGCATCAATTTTGTTTATCACACTAGTAGTAACTCAAGCGCAAGAAAGTAAATATAATTTACCTTTCGTTATCAAATATAATACAATATCAAAATCAGCACAGAAACAAGTTGACTGTTTAGCCGAAAACATTTACCACGAAGCAGCACATGAAAGTAAAGAAGGTAAAGTTGCCGTTGCGATGGTGACTTTAAATAGGTTAGCGTCCGGTAAGTATGGTGATGATGTATGTAATGTGGTTAAACAAAAAACAAATATCAACGGCTCAACTATTTGCCAATTTTCATGGGTATGTCAACCATATTCAACCGCAAAAAGCTTGACAAATATAAACAGTTTGTTGTATAATGATATCAGAGATTTGGCAGTTTATGTCTTTTACAATTATGATAGTATGAATGATGTTACCAAAGGCGCTACATACTATCATGCCGATTATGTTGATCCTCAATGGGGACTTCCTAAAACGACACAAATTGGCAGACATATTTTTTATAAACGTAGTTCTGATTTAGCAACGATGAATAAGGAAATAAAACCATGAGTGATATTAAATTTGGAAATTTAAAAACCGTAGTGATTGCAACAGGAGTTGTTATTGTATCCGCAATTATTGGTACAACATATTATAATGTTAATGATAGAATTTTAATGTCAAAGAATATAGATTCTGCGATTGTTAAAAGTGTTGACCCATTATCTGTAAGATGTTCTTTCGCAACACAAACAGATACTATTTGTGTAGCATATGCAGCTGCACAGGGCAACCAAAGTAGAAAATAAAATAAGGAACATATATTATGGCAGTTCAACAATTGAGTATTAATCAGATTTCAAATGAAGCAGACCAAAAGAAACTCTTAGATTGTTTGCGTGAATGTTCCGCATCTATGACAAGAATGGATGGCGAAAGAGATTATATTAAAGAATCTATTGCCAAGGTTTCAAAAGATTTACAGTTGCCAAAAAAGTTGGTTTCAAAATTGATTACAGTATATCATAAACAAAATTACGATGAGGAAGTGGCAACACATGAGCAGTTTGAAACCTTATATGAAACAATCGTTAAGTAATATTTTTATTGTAATTTCACTAACACTTTGCGCCATGGTTTTTGTGGTTCATACCGCAATAAACTATGGCCATAGTTTTGTGAAATACGATTGTCGTTTATTAATGGGTGGTTGGCACCCCGATGTTCCATCCAAAGTGATTGAAGAATGTCGCAAATTGAATTTTAAAATAAAACATAACATATAATGCCCACTAAAGTATAATGCCCACTAAAGATGAAATGGCCAAATTTGCGAAAGAAATTGACAAATTGGTCTCAGAAACAGATTATAATTATATTGAAGCGATTACAGAATTTTGTAAATCTACAGGATTAGAAATTGAGGTTGCAGCTACATTAGTAAACGCTAACCTTAAAGCTAAGATTGAAAGTGATGCAATGGATCGTAATTTATTAAAAAATAAAAGTCCTAGATTGCCTATATGACGGGTTATGAAGCCTTCTCACTATATCATACACTAAAATTACATTTCACCAGCAACAGTTACGATTACTTTAAGTATAATGGTAAATGCAATATTAGTATGGTTGCATTTGAGAATCGTAAAGACAAATACCACTTCTATAAGCTTTCCCGAAAGTATCCAAACAAAGAACAATTTATAAACTTTTTAATTGCCAATCTATTCGAAGATAGCAATTGTTGGGCAGGCACACTATTACAATCTGAGGCAGATGCCAGTTATTTGGCAAGACAGAAGGTGGTACAGTCATTGTCATATACCTTTGAGAATGATTGTAAAGTTATTTTCAATGATTGTAAAGATCCAAATGATGTATTGTCAACTAATGGAGACCATCCAAGACTTCTAACGATGGCCTTGCGTAGAGAGATAGCACCAGAAACTTTAATCGTCCTAAACGCAATCCTACAATTCTTGCCTATGTGGGATAACAGGATCGCCGACACAATTAGATGGCCAGACTACCGAATGAAACTTACCAAGTATGCCTCTTTTCTTCAGTTCGATGTGATAAAATACAAACTTATATTGAGAAAGATTATATTATGAAGTTATACCTTGACCTAGATGGCGTAATTGCCAATTTTGAAAAGCGGTATATTGAATTATTCGGTGAATCGCCAGGTTCATCACGGGATAGAAAAGAGTTTAGTAAAAACTGGACTACTTTTATTGAAGGTAAAAACTTTGAAACCTTAGATTGGTGGCCTGGTGGTCCCGAATTAATTTCTTATGTTCAGGAAAACTTTCCGCATGAGAATGTAGAAATTCTTACATCATCAGGCGGTAACAAGTACCATGATTTGGTGGCAGAACAAAAGAAAGTTTGGATTAAAACATTTAATCTTTCCGAAAAGTGGAAAGTGAATGTTGTAGCGGGCAGGAAATTAAAGGCGGAGTTTGCAACTCCAGATAGCATTTTGGTTGATGATACCTTGGATGTTATCGAAGCATTTAATAAAGCAGGAGGCATTGGTATTCATCACAAAGATGTAGGCAATACTATCATGTTGCTTGACATAATCTTGGACAAAGCACATAAATAAAATTATATTATGATACTGTGGACAAGAAGTTATATATTTTAATACATTTAATACGAGGTAATAAACATGAGTTCATTTGCAAATCTTAAGCGCAATCGTAGTTCTTTGGACAAACTAACTAAAGCGATTGAAGCTACCCAATCCGGTTCGACAGAATCCGGTTCAAAAGACGATACTCGCTTTTGGCAACCATCAGTAGATAAATCTGGCAACGGCATGGCTGTTGTTCGTTTTCTCCCAGCACCAGCAGTAGATGGTGATGATGCGTTACCATGGGTTCGCACATTCAGTCACGGCTTTCAGGGACCAGGCGGTTGGTTCATTGATAACTGCTTGACAACTTTAAATGATAAGTGTCCAGTATGCGAACACAATAATACATTGTGGAATTCTGGCATTGAAGCAAATAAAGAAATTGCTCGCAAACAAAAGCGTAAACTGACTTACATCGTTAATATTTTGGTTATTTCAGACCCAAGCAATCCTGAGAACGAAGGTCAAATCAAACTGTATAAGTTTGGTAAAAAGATTTTCGACAAGATTTCTGAAGCGATGAATCCAGAGTTTGCTGATGAAACACCAGTTAACCCATTTGATATGTGGGAAGGTGCCAACTTTAAGTTGAAAATTCGTAATGTAGAAGGTTATCGTAACTATGACAAGAGTGAATTTGCTGATGCAAGTCCCCTCTTTGAAGGTGATGATGCCAAACTTGAAGAATTGTGGAAAAAAGAGTTTTCTCTCAAAGAGTTTACAGAAAAGTCCCAATTCAAACCTTATGAACAACTGAAAGGTCGTTTAGATAAGGTTCTTGGTTTTGATGGAGTTGCACCTAAGACTAAGGCAGAAACTGCTGATATTAGTCCGTTTAAAGAAGAAGATGCTGCCATTTTAAATACGGCACCATCGCTTGGTGAAGATGATGATTTGGATTACTTCAAGTCTTTAGCTGAACAAGCATAAGAAACACCCATGCAAGTACCAGACCCCGCTTCGGCGGGGTCTTTTTTTATATTATTACAGGCCGCATTAACTCTCTATAAAAATCAGTATCATATGGTTGAGGCGAATAACCACCATTTGAACCGCCAGCAACATTATAATTGTTGGTAGTTGATGATGCTGGTGCTGAAGAAGAAGGACTTGTTTGAATTGGAGTTTTAGCTGCAGCTATTTCTGTTGAAGCTTTAGATAGTTTAATTCCTTTCATTGGAACAGAAGCAAATTGTGGTGTGGATCCTGGTTGTTTTATTAACGCTAAAGCATTTGCCATTCTTTTCTGACGATGAGCGCCACTGGACCTTTCATAATATTGGTCAAAAATAGCAGCGGCTTCGTCAGCTGAAGTAGCACCTTTTAATGCATTACCGGCTTTCTTTTCACTATTATTTAATTCCCAATTAACAAATTCCAATTGTTCTTTAAATCCAGCTTGTCGTATAGGTTTACCATATGTTTTTTGAAATAAATCTTGTCTATCTGAATGCCATTGAGCAATACCATAACCTTTGCCGCCATCGCCAATAGCATCTGTTCTTAAATTTGCACCAGATTCCGCTTGTAAATTTCCCACTATTCCTGCAGCTTGTTCTTGTGTCCAACCTTTACCAACAAAGAACTCCATAGCTTCTTTTGTTGTTCCTGTTTCACCAACTCCTTTAACATTACCAACAGAAACATCTGAACTCGAAGATGTTGGCGAAGTTGATTTTGAAATAAAATTTCCAGTTTTTGGATCAATTTGTTCCATCTGACCTGTACCACCAAAAGACTTAAATGAGTATTCGTATTCCGGTTTTGGTTCTTCTGTTGGTGAAGTATTTCCTTTTTCTTCTTTTAATTTTTGAGTTTCTTTATCTGACTTTTCCAATTCCGATTCTATTCCATTTGAACCAAAGAAATGGTCATATAATGAATAGATATCGTATGCTAAAAGCAAAGCTGAGGCTACACTTAATAGTGTTGATAAACCAGCGGAAAATGGAGCAGCGGCTAAACCGGCAAGAAAAGCTGAAATCTTTAAAGCGATAGGAACTCCAAGTCTTTTAACCACCAATGCAAAAATCTTCATCATCCAACCTTTCTTTGAAGCTTTATATGCAAAAGTTCTAAATTTTTCTAATATTTTACCAATAGGAAGGTCTTTAGCTGCAACCGCAGTTTTCATTCCACCAGCACCTTCTTTCACAAATCGTCCTCCAGCTCCCATTTTTTCATTTAAGGATACAGCACCACCAACTTTACTTGAGACCGTATCTTTTAATGCTCTACCAAAAGCCATATTAGCACCAACAATACCAAGTGTAGCTGCGCCGGCGGCTCCACCAAGTAATGATGAATTTTGTTGTGTTGGATTTGTTCCAGGAATACCAGTTTGTCCCGAACTTTCATTATCACCAGCAAAAGAATTACCAGCATAAGCACCAGCGCCAAGCATTGCTGCGATACCAGCAAACATTCCAAATTTTCCTCGGCCTTTTATTCCACCTTTCGGAACAGATTTATTACCTTTTAAACCAACTCCCGGTATTCCAAAAGACGCTGCCATTTTGATTGAAATAGCTTCCATAACTGCAGCAAGACCAATTACAGTTACTCTAAACAATGCAAACGCTGCAGCAACACCAGCTAAACCTATTAACATATTTTCACCAAAAGTTGATCCAAAGAAACCTTTTATAGCTCCAAAAACTTCAGACCTAAATTTTTCGTCTGTAAAAAAAGTTTTTATTGCTGAACCCAATAAAGATAAGGCACCAACAATTAGACCACCTTTAATTAAGGTGTTTATAAATGAACTTAATATTCCACCAAATCCTCCAGACAACAATTTAGATAACCAACCTTCTTCTTTGTTTTCATTTCCGCCCAATTTTGTTGGAGATTTTTTACCAAATTGTGCTTCATAAGAATTTTCTCTATCTTGAGACCGCATAAAAAATCTATCAGCTTTATCTCTCTGAGTACCACCATTCAATTTAACAAGTTTAACTATACCTTGCTTCATAACATTAATATCTCTACCAATTTGAGGCAAAGCGGTAGAGTTTTTTGCTGAAATACGAGAATTTATATTAATTTCTTCCAGTATAACACTTGATCCGGTATCTAAAGATGAAACCTTATTAGAAATATCTGAAGATTGTTTTTTAGTGGCAGAATAACCTTTACCAAAAATTTTTTGGCCAATAGCTCCACCCAAGGTGTTATCCGAAAATAAAGCATTACGGATGTCCAATTTTTCTCTGGCTCTTTTTCCTAATCCGGATATTGTGCCAGAAACTAAACCTTTTGATTTGTATTCTTGTTTTAGTATTTCTGCTAATCTGTTAGCCATCTAATTACCTTTGCATGGTTTTAATCTTTTCTTTTTCTTCTTCGAGATATCGCATTAGCATATTCACATAGATATCTCTTTCCCAAGGTAACATATTTTCTAATTCTGTCAAACTATACTTGTGATGTTGCATTAAAGCAAAGTTTGTTTGATAATAGTTACCTAAATTCTCATAACCAAGTGCTATACGAAAAAATTTTGAAGCCCTTCCAATTTAATTTTTTCTTCATAGCCACACTTATTGCATTTAAATTCCAAATCTTTTGAAAGTTTTGGCATATTGTCAAAAAATAATTTAATTTTTTCCAAATCTTTTGTTTGCAAACTTTCAACAAATTCTACTAATTCTGCATTTGATGTGTCTTTAGCATAATATAATTGTTCTTCATCGTAAATATAGTCAATGCATGAGACCGTCATTTCAATAATAACATC